TTCTTCGTGATCCATATTTAACATATCAACTGTTGAAAGCTGAGTTCCTAAGACTGCATTTAACTTTCCTGCTGAATCTGCTGCTGAATCAAAGGTGTCGAACTTATCCGCCAAAGTAATCAATGCTGATATCTCTATACCTGTAGCCTTTGCTTGTGCCGCTAGACCCTTGAATACTTGGCCTATTCTGTCTCCGTAGATTGCAAAGCGCCCTGAGACCGATTGGAAGTCGCTAATCATTTTTGAGGCCGTTACACCCATTCCTTCACCGGAGGTTGCAATCTCTCTGGTTAAATTCATTGCCGCTTGCTCAGTCATTCCAAGAGAGCGATTCAAGAAATCTGCACTACCTGCTGTAGACTCCATTGATACGCCCAACTTTGACATTAGAGCCATATTTTCCACTAATTGAGTGTTTAATGCTGAATTACTCTGGTGAAAAGCTGAGAATGAGGAGGCTAGAGTCTGAAATCCTTGCCCTGCTTCTTGCAATGTGACGCCTGTACGACCTGTTGCGGCAACAACGTCTGTCATTTCCTCGGCTAAATTCGCAGCAATACCAGTTGAACTACTGAATGCTTTTGGTACCTCGTCAACTGCTTTGATCAAATTAAATATAGAATCTAGAGATACGCCTAGATATTTATTCATTGAATCAATAGTTTTTAGGGCCTTGTCTGCTGCTAAGTCAATGGCGGCCATTCCTTTTTCAAGGTTTGCTAATGTTTTCTGAGCCTCTTTGTTTCCATTGATTGCGTCTGTTGTTAATTCTGCTAGCTTTTGTTTAGCGTCTTTACCTAGAATCCCCATTGCGTCTAGTTGTTTTTCTAGAGCCTTAAGGGTTTCCTGCACAGCATCTGCGCCTTGCTCTTGGATCTTTTTCCATTGCTCTTCTGTCATTTTGAGTCTCTTGGAAAGATCCTCAAGTCCCTCAAAAGCTTTGCTAAAATCTTCTACTGTTTTTTTTGTTCCGCTTTCACCTTCTAGAGCGCTATCTACTCCACCTTCGGTTATGCTTCCTGATCCGCCTGTTGCCATATAAAAACCCTCGCTAACAATAAATAGTTCGCAAAAGAAAAGGTTGAGAAACTCTCAACCTTACTTGTTCATTGCATTTTTTGTATTTTCGGCTTCTTTCTCATATTCTTGGACGGTTCTCTTTAGGAACCATTCTCGAAGACCAATCGGCAAGCTATATATTTCGGTTATCGACCAGCCCCCATAATGTTTGAGAATAAAGAAGGACTCATAGACTCCTTCCATGTACTCATCGGTCAGGCCAAAAAAAGTCAGTTCCTAATGGAACCGTTATTACCTCCTCATGATCGCAATTACCACAAGCGAAGTTGGCCTCCATTTTAATATCGGGAGAAATGTTCTTTGAAGCTTCTCTCAAGACTCTTGAGTCTCCTGCTGGAAGATTATCAATTACTTGATTAATTGTCATTGAATCCCTATACCCATTAAAGGCAAGACAGAATCTTCTCATTTGTTCCGTTAGAATATTCTCTAGAGGATCTTTTTTGTCTTTCATGATTTCAATTTCGTCATGCCCTGTCATTGGAGCAATTGTGGCAACAATCTTAGACATTGGAAGAGTTACATTAAAAGTTCCGTCTCCATTATCAATAATTTCTTCTCCGTATTGATCTCCGTGATAAACTTCGTGATCTGATAATTTAAATACAAATGGATTGCTGTGTTGGCAAGCTGGGCATTTAACCTTTGTTTTATAGTCGTCTCCATAAGCTGAAGCTCTTGCATGAATCAAAATAGAGTTTCTGTCTCCGACATACAAGTCCGAAGCATTAACTCCTGAATCTCTAACAACATTTTGAATCAATCTATCAATAGCCAATCCTTTCTTTAGCAAAGAACGGTTTGTTAAGATATCTTCATCTTTTGCGGTCATGTACTTGATCTCAATTGATTCTTTTCCATGCATTGGGTGGCCTTCTGGATATCTTCCCTTTGAGGGCAAGTCCACAAATTGGGTTGGGGTGATGAAGTCTAATGGGTTTGCCATTGGCACTTCTTCCGTTTGCTGAGGTTTGTGTCCCTGCATTAAACGGTCTTCGTTGTTTCTTCTCATTATTACCTCTTTTATTAATTAAGGGAGACTGTAGTGGTGTCTCCGTCTTTTTTTATTTGATTTGCGTCCTTGTAGACTGCATAATCATATTCAATTGTAAATGATAATTGAACAAATTCTGCCTCCCCATAAGCGTAGTCTCCCCAATCTACTTTTGAAATTATGGGGTTGTGAAGCTGCCAAAGCTCCATTATATCTCCAGTATCTTTGTCTAAGTGAGCCAATTTGACAACACTATCTGCAAAAGTTCTGCTCATAAAGCTGGCCTTTTCAGGTGTTGTTACATAAGGAGTATTTGGATAAGCCTCAACTTCTTCTGTAGGAGGTCTATATCCAGATTTTCTCAACATATCCCAGAGAGCCTTAGTGTCTTTCCAGCCTTCTCCACCACCGGGAACCTTAACATCAGCTAAAGTCACTTCTACAGGATCCCATTTAACAACACCGGGATATTTGTAGAAGTGATTTAAAAGCTTGTACTCTTGAGTTTCAACTGTAGCTGAAGGCTTCTTTACTGTTTTAACATTGTAGACAGCTTGACCACCAATCATCAAAAGAAAATTGGATTTGGTCTTAGCTTGTATAGATTGATTTGTCCACCATGTCATTTAGCGCCTCTGATTAGTTGAATTTAGTTCCGTCTGGAGTGTAGTATTCTTGACCACCGATTGTACATTCAGCCCAATCGTACTTAAAGCCAATATTTACTTCAATCAATTCGGCGTCACCATAAGCAAGGTCTCCGAATTCACATTTAGTCAAGATTGGGTTTTTAAGAACCCACTCTTCGATTGTCTCACCGTCAGATCCAATTTGTTGAATAATAACTTCACCCAAAGCGTCAACCATAGAGTTTTTTGAAATAGATTCAAGCTTAGAGTTTGGTTGAGCTGGAACTACATATCCCGAATTTCTTGCGATTTGAGATAAGTGAGCAACGGCATCACGACCACCAGCTGGATCAACCAATGTCATATCAACGTCTGACCACTCAACGTTTCCGGGAAAGTTGAATTGATGATTTAAGAATTTGTGTTGAACATTGGTAATAGTAAATTTAGGCTTTCCAGAAGACTTGGCCCACCAAATGAAAGCTGCCTGATCTCTACCACCCAAAAATACTTTAAATCTAAATTTTCTTTTAGGGTCTCCAAAGTCTGCGCCTTGTGCTCCCAAATCTGTACTCCAAAAAGCCATAATATAAATCTCCTATTTTACTTTAATTAGTTGGTTATACGAAATCCGCGCCGGTCTTTGTGATAACAAAGTCAACAACGATATACTCAATAGCACGAGCTGGCTTAATGAAGATCTTTGCATACATAATGTTGCGATCAACCAAGTCAGGAGTGGTTGTAGTTTCGTCCAATACAACTTTATAATCTGCCAATCCGAAACGTGCTCTTACGTCAGAAAGAATTGGGTTAACTTGCGCTCTGAAGCGAGACCAAGTAACTTGCAAGTTTGGATCAAACAACAAGTTTTTAGAAACTGTATTAACACGAGACTTCAAGTAAAGAACCAAACGACGAACGTTGATACGATCCAAAGCAGAAGCGTCAGCTTGCAATGTTTTTTGTCCAAAGATTACAACGCCTTCAGCAGGGAATGTTGCAATTGGATTAATATTGATTGCATACAAATCGTCTCTCTCACGAGAATCCAATCGTTGACGAGCTTGAATAACTTTAGGTCCACGAGAACCGCCCAAATATCCTAATCCGCCGCGACTAAAACCAGCAGGGGCAAACCATACGTCTGATTGAGATTGAGACTTTCCAAAGGCTCCTAGGGCCGCTACAGAAGGTGGAACCCAAACAAGCGTGTTGTTGTTCAAGTTATCAGAGATTTGAACCCAAGGATAGAAAGCGCAACCATAAGAGGAGTTCATTTGTCTATCTTTCAATGAGGACACAGCAGTAGCTACACTCCCCAATGAACTTTCTTCAGTGTCAGAAGTAGTTCTTTCAGCAGAAGGTTTATAGTCTCCTTCAAGATCAATAATAGCAAGAACGTCTTTTCTTCTCTCAGCAGTTTGAATCATGCGAAGAGTTACGTCTTCATTTTGGATACCCGGCATTAACAACAAGTTAGCTGGTACAACTTCTGGATCAGCAACAGAATCCAAAGCTTTGTTCAAAGAGTATTTAACATAGCTTGTTGTATCTGTTCCTGTGATTAGATCTTGTCTCAAAGGTTCTTTTTGAGTAATATCAAATCCTTCAGAACCACCGTGAAGAGGCATTAAGAATTGCTTAACATTCAAGTTCAATAAATCGCCGAAAGTCTTATCAGATTGCGCAGTATAAGAAGTTCCAAGACCATGAGCTCCCTCAGTCCAAGATACTGTGCTTGAACCTGTTACGATATCGTCTAATGTGAATACGAATGATCTTTCAAAATCAGTTGGAATATCTCCGTTATCATAATCAGAAGAAACATTAGAAGTGAATCTTCTTAAGTAATCACAGTAGTCTGGGTCGTTAGTTGTTGAGCCAGCAGAAAGTTTTGGACGAACACCCCAGTAAGCACGATAAGGATCTGGTGCACCACCGTCGGTTCCATTCTCTCTCATTGGGATTGAAGGAAACGCAAAAGAAGCAGTGAAGTTAGCAGGGCCATTGATAAACATATCAGAAGCACAATCTGTTAAAGGAACAGAACCTGTACCTTGAACGAACGCACCAGCAAATGTATCTGGTGTATTTGAACCATAAGCGTTTGCAACATTAGAAGCAGACATTGCTGTAAATCCTTTTGGACGAACAGGGCCTTGGAAACCAGCAGGCAAGTTGCCTTGAGCATTTCCGTCTTTAACGAATTGCTTTAATTCAACATAAATAATGTTTGATTGGTTTTGGAAGTCTCCATAAGTTCTATAGCGACGATCTGTCTCGTTCCAAGACATATATTGATCACCGATTCTTTTTCCGATATAATCTTCAGAAGAAGGATTCAAGTTAAGACCAGTATAGCGCTCAACAGAGTTTCCATTTAAATCTTTAACAGCAACAGTGAATGTTCCATAAGGATTAACTGTTGAGTTTGTTGGAGCCTTGATATCTTCGATAGCAATCAAGTAATTCTTTTGAATGTCTTCTCCAACATGCAATGACTTGAAGCGGAACAACAATTCTTGATTCTTTTCTTGTTGAGAGATAACCCAACCAGAGAAAGCTTCTTTAGCGCCTTCTTTATGATAGCCCCAGTTTCCTGTCTCTGCTGAACCTGATTGCAATGGCAAAAGAACGCCATATACTTCGCCTTGTGCAGCAGACTTCAAAGAAGAGATTTCTCTTTCAAAAGACTCTCCAAGCCAATAGGTTTTAGGACTTGATACTTGTTGAGAGTTTGTTAATTGAGGGTTTGTATCAAAAACATTTCTGATATAGTTAGTCGAGTTTCTGTCGAAATTAAAAGTTACATCTTTGATTTTAGTTTCGGAAGTATCTGCTACTCTTAATACAAATTCGCAATTTGAGTTTGTATTTTGAATCATTGTAGCGGCTTCAACTTGTGAAGTGGCACCAGCGTGGTCTGTACCAACGAGAGCCAATGCACCTTCGGAAGCATAAAATACAGCAGCAAGAGAACCTGTTTTGTCTTGATTTGTTGAACTTGAAGCAATCATGAACAAACCATAGGCTGTAGAGTTTGTATTTGCGTCAGAATCAGCAGCTCCTAGTTTCCAACCAGCAGTTCCAGCGTCTCCAGACGCGTCTGTTGGGTGATTCTCACCAGCAACTCTTACCATGACAACTGGGGACTCTTCCGAGGCTAGCCAAGCTTGAGCAGCATAAGAAGCGTATGTTGGGCCGGTCATATTACCGTCGCGCCACATATCGCCTTGTGCGCCATTTCCACCTGCAATTGGAGTTCCGAATACAGAAACGAAATCGTCTAAGTTCTTAACCAATACTGGTTTGTTAGCAGGACCTTTTCTAGTGCGACCAATAATAATGGGTCCTTCTGCTTGTACCTCAGCTGGGAGGTAACTTTGGTCGATTTCACGGATTTCAACTCCGGGTGAAAGAAAATCAAATTTTTTAGCCATCGACTGTTCTCCTTAAAATATAAAAATCAATTTCTTATTAAATAGTTGGACCATTTCCCAAAGTCAATTAAAATCCTCTAAAACCATCGTCGTCAGATTCCCAAGGCTTTTTATCTCCAACTATTACTCTCTCTCTAACTAGTTTAACTTCGACGATACTCTCTTTTGTAACGATTTGAGGTGCTTCTTCATTAACGCCATCTCCCAGCAAATACCCGAGAACCTTTAGTTCAACTTTGGTTTGAAACTTTCTTTCTTCTTCTCCAAGATTTGACATATTGTTTTCTTGAGAAAGGTTTCCTTCAATAAAAACTTCGTATCTGTGTCCATTATATTCTGCGAATAAAGAGTTAATTTGTCCGGGCCTTGTTATAAATGGAGTCATAAGGTCATTCATTTGCTGTTGGTACTCTGTTCTTAATATAATAGAGTAATTTACCTTAACCCAGATAGGAATTGGCATATATGTGTCTTCATATACGACCCTTTTGTTCTCGACAGGGTAGTTTTCTTGTCCATTGTACTGTCCGCTGGTGGAAGAAGCAAATTTTCTTGTAGATTTTTGAGATATTCTTCTTGAAACGGCAAATGGATGCTTTTTATAGTCTCGACCACCACCTTTTGCGGGCCAATCGGTTGCTTGAAAGTCGCCTTTGAATGTAGCATCCTTCTCAAAGGAAGTTCTCTCGAAAGAAATCAAAGGAAGCTTCAATTTTCCAACGGAATCTCGGATATCTTTGTCTTTTGAGTTATATGCCCTCTCCGGAGACACCCAAAGAACAGGGACTTTCTTGTGTCCGTTGTTTGTTGTGGTGTGAAGGTTGAATCCATTGTCAATCAAGTCATAGATTGCCATATCAATGGTTTCAATCGTAGAAGGTTGCAGTGGGATTATCTTAGTTGCCATTGAAAACTCCGTCTCTAGCTCTAATACACTCAGCAGTTACCTCAAATCTTGAGTCAATCTGTCCGAATAATTGTTTAGGCTCGTTAATTTTAACTATCTCATAGTAAATACTGCCGTATCTAACGAAATCTCCTTCTCTAACATAAAGATTTTGATCTTCTGTGAGCCTTCTTTTGTGAAAGTTGACTTTTAATCCTGTTGTTTTATCAATACCGACTCCGTCCATGAACTCTGTCTCCACTCCCATATATTCCACAAGGGCATATACGCGGATTGGGTGCAAGAAATTTTTCTCAATTGCTTCTCCGTATAGAGGATGGAAATTTGTTGTCTCCATGTCAATTGGAAAATAAAGAACTTGTTGTCCAACAACTCTTTCAATGATTTCGTCATTAACTTGTTTAACAAGATTCTTTTCTTTCTCTCCAAGAAACATTGGAGAGGGAGGTTGCGTTGGTCTTTCCCATTCGTTTGACATTTAATTACCCCACAAAAATCTTCAAAGGAGTCTGTCCTACAATAGCATTTGTGTTCTCGACCATTGCTTTGTCGGTCTCCACCAACTTAGCGTAAAGCATTTCGTCAAGTTGTTTATTTAATTCTTCTCTTAAAGCTTGTTGTTCTGCTTGAGCTTGGGACAAAAGATCTGAAGCATTTAGAGATACTTGGTCTCCGGGAATTGGAACATTCCCTCCAAACTTTCCTCGAACTTGCCCAAGAGTTTCTTTTGATAAAGCAAGAGCGAATCGTCTAATCCACTGTTGTCCAACTGAGTTAATCTTGTTGAATGGAATATTCTCCATTGGCATTGTGTTCATATTGTTAACGCCGTCAACTCCATTGTCTCCATTGGAATCTTCAAAAGCGTCATTACCTCCAACAGTAAATCTAAACCAGAACTTCTCAGGAGATACCTCTTGAGGTGTTGGATAGAGTTTAAGCTTGTTATCTACAATCTCATACGAATAGTGTGAGGTTCTCGTGTAGAGGTGGTCCTCGTATGCGATTGCTTGTGCTTTGTTTTGCCATGCTGGGATGACGTTGAAGGTTGAGTCATCAGCGTACTGACCGTAGTTATGAAAATCGCCCACAACGTTAAGCCCACCATAATACCCATAAAATCTCCACATTTGTTGAGGTGATACGTAATACACCTGTCTAATTTTAATTCTTTGTCCTCCGTTCAATGAACCAGAGAACGGAAGTGTGTTATCGGCAGCTGCTGCTGCTTCAACGATTTCTTGCAAATCGTATTCTTGTTTATCTGTTACTGAATCGAAAGAAGCAGAAAACAAAGGCTCGGTTCCACCTACCATTGCCTCAGAGGAAAACTTATCGGCAACTCGGAAAGCATAGTCGAATTGAAACTTAGGATATTTCAGAGAAATGTCCGTTCCTTCTGTTAGGTCTCCCTTGTGATCAAATGACCCTGTAGGGCCGCCTAGAGCACT